CCAGATAATCTCTATATTTTTTATCATAACTTTGTTTAATTAAATTAAATCTATGGAAATCAAGGTAAAAGAACTTGGTTCGGTGGAAGCCAAATCAGTTCAAGAGATAGAGGGAGAGTTGCTTGCTAAACACGAACAATCTCTTTCGGAAGGAAATGAATCACCTCAACCAGCTATGGGAGAGGTACAAAATAATGAGGCGCCCGTTCAGCTTAGTGACGAGGAAGTTCTTTCATTTATCAAGAATCGCTACAATAGGGAGATTAACTCCGTTGATGAGCTATTTAGTGCCAGAGAAGAGGCCACTGAATTGCCTGAGGATGTTTCTTCCTATTTGAAGTATAAAAAAGAAACGGGTCGTGGAATCAAAGACTTTATTAAGCTTAATGAAGAAATTGATGACAGCGACCCACAAAGTCTTTTAGCCCAGTACTATGCGCAGACTGAGTCTGACTTAGACTCGGAAGACGTTCAGTTTATGATTGATGAGCGTTTCTCATATGATGAGGACCTTGACGATGAATCTGATGTCAAGCGAAAAAAGCTGGCTATAAAGAAAGAGCTTGCGAAAGCTAAGAAGTTCTTCGAGGAAGAGCGGGAGAAATATCGTGCGCCACTTGAGTCAAGTGGTATGGCGACTTCTGCCGAGGACCAAGAGGCTTCTAAAGCTTACAAGGAATATATGGCACAGGCTCAAAGTGTCCAAGAGGAGAACCAGAAACGGTACGAATGGTTTCAGCAGAAGACTAGCGAGGTCTTCGGTGACGGATTCAAAGGTTTTGAATTTGCGGTCAACGATAAGACTCTTGTTTATTCTCCAGCCGAAGCTGCGGAACTCAAGAAATCTCAGTCTGATATTATGAACTTTATTGGTAAGTTCGCTAATGAAGACGGATTGATTGAAGATGCCAAAGGATATCACAAGGCACTGGCCGTCGCAATGAATCCCGAACGATTTGCTAAGTTCTTTTACGAACAAGGCATGTCGGCTGCTGTTGATGATGTGACAAGAAAGTCTAAGAACATTAACATGGACATTAGACAATCGCCTCAAAACATTAGCAAAGGTGGGATGAATGTGAAATCATTGAGCAACGACTCTGGTCGTGGTCTCAAAATTCGTTCAAATAAATAATAACACTTAACCCCGCAAAATAAAATGGCTGGTTCAGTACAAGGAGTTCCTGGGTTCGATTTACAACCCAGTTCCGAACAGGTGGCATTGTCCACCAACTACATCACGAACTTTGATTTTTTGAATCAATATCTTCCCGATACCTATGAGAAGGAGTTCGAGCGCTATGGTAATCGTACCGTAGCATCTTTCTTGCGCATGGTTGGAGCAGAGATGCCCTCTAACTCTGACCTTATCAAGTGGGCCGAGCAAGGTCGCTTGCACACGAAGTACACTAATGTTACTTCTGCTGCTGCTGCTGCTTCCGACACCGCTACGTTGACTATCAACGACACTCTGGTTCCAGGCTCTGGAGCTATCGCTATCCGCGTTGGACAAACCATCATGGTATCTGCTAACGCAGGCGCCTCTACCTTGTACAACAAGGCTATCGTTACTGCTGTTAATACTACCGCTGGTACTATTGACGTTGCTTACTACGAAACTGGTGGTCAAACTTTTGCTAACGGTGTTGTTTGTAGCTTGTTTATCTATGGTTCTGAATTCAAGAAGGGTACCGACGGTATGGACGGTTCTTTGGAGGCTGACGATGTCATCTTCGAGAACAGCCCCATCATTATCAAGGACAAGTACGCTGTTTCTGGTTCCGACATGGCTCAGATTGGCTGGGTTGAGGTTACCACTGAAAACGGTGCTACCGGTTACTTGTGGTACTTGAAGTCTGAGCACGAGACTCGCTTGCGCTTTGAAGACTACTTGGAGACTGCCATGATTGAAGCGGTTCCCGCTGAAGCTGGTTCTGGCGCTGCTGCCGGTGCTGGTGTTACCTACAAAGGTTCTGAAGGTGTATTCTACGTTGTAAACCAGCGTGGTAATGTTTGGTCTGGTGGCAACCCCGCTACTCTTGGCGAATTCGATTCTATCATCGAGCGCTTGGACAAGCAAGGTTCTATCCAGGAGAACGTAATCTTCTTGGACCGTCAGTTCGGTTTCGATATTGACGATATGTTGGCTGCTCAAAACTCCTACGGTGTTGGCGGTACTTCTTATGGTTTGTTCGATAACGACATGGACATGGCTTTGAACCTCGGCTTCAAAGGCTTTACTCGCGGTTATGACTTCTATAAGACCGACTGGAAATATTTGAATGACCCCACTATGCGTGGAGGTATCAATGCCGGTAAGGTAAATGGTATGTTGGTTCCCGCTGGTTCTACCACGGTATATGACCAAATCTTGGGTAAGAACGCTAAGCGTCCTTTCTTGCACGTTCGTTATCGTGCTTCCGAGACTGAAGACCGTCGTTACAAGACTTGGGTTACTGGTTCTGCTGGTGGCGCTGCTACCTCTAGCTTGGATGCTATGGAAGTTCACTTCCTTTCTGAGCGTGCAGTTTGTACCCTTGGTGCTAACAACTTCTTCATCTTCGAAGACTAATCAGAAGCTGATTAACAACTGGGGGGAGGGTAACTCCTCCCCCTTTTTTTAACTATAATCATATCTCATCAAATGGAACAGTTCATTCCCACTGGCGATAAAATGTATATTTTGAACCGCCGGAACGCGCCACTATCTTTTATGTTGGCATCTAGAAATTCCCGTCGTAAGCCGTTGCTTTATTTTGACGGAACCACAAACAGAGCATTACGATATGCTCGTAACCAACGAAGCCCTTTTGAAGATGAGCAGGATGGAAACGCCATTCTTGAGCCCATCGTATTCGAAGATGGCTTCTTGTTCGTTCCTAAAACGAACCCCGTACTACAGCACTTCCTCTCTCTTCACCCCGGATATGGAGCCATATTCGAAGAGGTAAACAATGAAAAAGACGCACAAGAAGAAGTAGAGGTATTAAATGCCGAGGTGGACGCGCTTATTGCTGCTCGCTCTTTGGACATTGAAATGCTTGAGAATATCTGCCGAGTAATGCTTGGAGGAAAAGTTGACACCATGACAACCGCTGAGCTTAAGCGCGATGTGTTGGTATATGCTAAGAAGAACCCAGTTCAGTTCTTGGAGATGCTTAATGACCCCATGCTGGAGCTCCAGAGCAAGGTTGCCAAGTTCTTTAGTGAGGGCATCTTGCGTATGCGTAACAACAATAAGGATGTGTACTTCAACTTGCCAAGCAACAAGAGCCGAATGCTTACGGTCCCTTATGGCGAGTCGTACACCTATATCGTATCATCGTACCTGCAAAGTGACGAGGGCATTGAGACACTGAAGCTTCTTGAAAAGAATTTGGAGTAACAAGCCGCATCACAAGTCAAAAGGGGGTCACAAAAACGTGACCCCTTTTTTTTGGCTATCTTTGTGAAAATGTTTCGAGATGATAAACTCAGTAAGGAATACTGTACTATCGGTAATAAATAAAAACAACTACGGATACATATCCCCATCCGACTTCAACCTGTTCGCAAAGCAGGCGCAGTTGGATATATTTGAAGATTACTTTTATAAGTTTAACTATCAAGTAAATAAGGAAAACGCCAGGCAGTCCGGCACAGGTCTTGCCGATATCCGCAAGCAATACGACGAAGTCATTTCCACCTTTTCAACCAATGCCACATTGGTTAATGCCGGTGGAAACTCATATACGGTTCCATCCGATTATTATCTGCTCAATGTAATTCAATACAATCCCAATGGGACTGAAATTGAGAAGATTGCAGAGAGTAAAATCAGGAACCTTACGGCATCAACATTAATGGCTCCAACGGCCGCATTCCCGCTATATGTACACAGGGGGAATGTTCTTGATGTATACCCCACCACCATCACTGGAGTATCTGATGTAGATGCATTCTACATAAGGCACCCGAAGGACCCCAAATGGACATACTTCACGCTATCTGGAGGGGAGCCTGTATTTGATGAAACAGCCCTTGACTATCAAGACTTTGAGTTGCCAGACGCAGACGAACCAACGCTTGTGATGAAGATATTACAATATGCTGGAATCTCTATTCGCGAGGGCGATGTGTATCAGGCAGCAAACGCTGAGGACCAGCAAGAAAACGTAGCAGAAAAATAAGACATGGCATACCTAACGCAGTATCAATACTATGAGAATGGAGGCGTTTCTCCCGAGGACGCCAATTGGGGCTCGTATCAGTATACCAGCCTGTCTGACATCGTGAACAACTTTATGTTGATTTATTCTGGCAACAACGAGCTTGTCAATAATATCAGCAGATATCAGGTGTTGTTCTACGCCAAGCGAGCCATTCAGGAGCTTAACTATGATGCATTTAAGGAAATCAAGGCACTGGAGCTCAGTGTTGATGACCAGCTTAGATTCGTACTGCCTTCCGACTTTGTGAACTGGGTCCGCATCTCTATGTATAAGGATGGATTCATCTTCCCGTTGACTGAGAATATTCAGCTCAACAGCGCTAAGGCGTACTTACAGGACAACACGGGGCGCATATTATTTGACGAGGCTGGCAACATTTTGCAGCCAGAGTTTTCTAATCTTGATTACGACAGAATCACTAAGCAACAAAAAAGCATCTACCTGAACGAGAACAATCCAATGTTTGACGGGCAGCAGGGATGGAACTACGACGGCGCATGGTTCTTTGAATATGGCATAGGAGCCCGCTACGGGCTTAACACGGAGACAGCTAATGCCAACCCTACCTTCCGCATAGATAAGAAGGCAGGCGTCATTAATTTCAGCTCTGGAATGGAGGACAAGATATGCCTGCTCGAGTACGTCTCTGACGGCATGGAGGGCGGAGACGTGTCTCTCATTAGTGTCAACAAATTATTCGAGGAATATGTGTATGCGTATATCAAATACTCTATCCTATCCAACAAGCTAGGAACGCAGGAGTATATTGTGAATCGTTCACGCAAGGAGAAGACAGCGCTGTGGCGCAATGCTAAGATTAGAATGAGCAACATTCACCCCGGACGCCTATTGATGAATATGCGCGGTCAGGACAAGTGGCTTAAGTAACATGGATATACAGAACAACTTTATTAAAGGTCGCATGAATAAGAGCCTTGACGAAAGGCTCATACCCCCAGGCGAATATGTTGATGCGCTCAATATAGAAGTAAGTTCTATTGAGGGCACGAACATTGGTTCTGTCAAAAACATAAAGGGCAACACCCAGAAGACCACTATTAAGTACAACGGCTCTCCCATAAGCAGCTCCGCTGTATGCTTGGGGGCTGTTGAGAATGGGGCCACTGCTACCATCTACTGGTTTGTTCACTCTCCTGTAGATGGCGTTGATATGATTGTATCATACAACGAGAACATCGATGCCCTTACATACCATGTGGTATCAACGAGTGTGCTGAACTTTGATGCTCTCAATCTAATTACTGGCGTAAACTTAATTGACGACTTACTGCTTTGGACTGATAACAGAAATCAGCCAAGGAAGATTAACGTCAATCGCTCATATCCGCAGCCCATCGCTGGCGTTGACCAGATTACGGAGGCAGACATTGCATTGATAGTCGCCCCACCAACAGAGGCTCCAGCGGTGGAGATGAAGAACATATCTGGGTTTGAGAACTATATCGATACCAGATTTGTATGCTTTGGGTACAGATATAAATATCAAGACGGAGAATACAGCGCCTTGTCTCAGTTCTCTGACGCGGCATTTGTGCCCGGCGGCTTTGAGTTTGATGAGGACACCTACTCGAATAATGGCATGCTCAATGTGCTTAATGGCGCAGATGTATCATTTAATACTGGAAGCAGTAGAGTCATCGGTATTGACCTGTGTTTTAAACTAAACGACTCAAACATTGTCAATGTTATTGAGAAGTTTAACAAAGAAGAGCAGGGCTGGCCAGACAACAGCGTGCAAACCATAGAGTTCGGCCCGAAGAAAATATACACCACACTGCCAGAGAGCGAGCTGTTAAGAGTCTATGACAATGTTCCAAGACTAGCAAAGGCTCAGACCATAATGGGCAACCGAGTTATGTTCGGAAACTACATAGATGGTTACAATATAGAACTTGCTGATACTGAACCAATTGAGATTGACTTTACGTTATCTCCCGAAAGCGAAGGCGTACTCCCTCCGGATGTAATGCAGTCGTCGGGAGCCACCGATAACGGGTCATACACAGCACCACCGACTCAACCAAGCGGACCATATACCAACGTGGTCACCATGGACTTTTCAAATGTGGGAGCTATTGAAGAGGGTGATGTTATTCAGATTGAGTTGGTGATGAATGGGGCAGAAATATCTTCAGTTTTCGGGATTCCTCCAGCAGCAAATCAGGGCGAGTTTTCCGTTAGTATTGGCATTGTGGTGGATGCCAATTATGCAAACATAAACGCATTCTCATCTTCCGCTGCATTTCAAGCCGCTGTTGGAAACGCATTGAACATACAACCAATAGCAAATGCATGCATTGGAGGCACTTTATCTGATAGGTTTGCGTGTGCTGCCAATGTTCCGGCATTGTCTGGCTCGTCATATATAAAAGGCGGATATGGATATAGTGCATTGGGTCAGGGGTTTGGAGATTATCCATTTTTATCAACCACTGCAAACACTATAGACTTAGCTATTCCTGCAATGTATTTTACAGGCTCTGCTACATTCTGGCAGTACTATTCTGTTGATGTAGCTAAATGCAAGTTTTCATACATAAAAGCTCATTACAATAGAAGCCTTCACAGCAATAGAAGCTATGAGCTTGGCATTGTATATATGGATGAGTTTGGCAGGAACACAACAGCATTAGTGTGTGATACCAATTCTGCATTTTTTGCTCCATCTACATCTGTTGATAGAAACTTTATTAAGGTCTTCATCAATAGCCTTCCGCCATATTGGGCGACAAGATATAAGTTTGTGGCTAAGCCATCAAAGGGGGCGTATAATATTATATATTCAGACGAGAGCTATAGCTCAGCAGCGCTTGGCACATGGTTTAGGCTAGAAGGGCAGAACCAGCTTGTTGCAAGAATTGGAACGAAGCTATTCGTTAAGAAAGACGCTCTAGGACCAACAACGTCCGAGGTTGTTGTTGAGATTTTAGATGTTCAGTCTCAATCTACTGACTTTATACTTGGAGCTCCAGCGGGGCTGTACATGAAGGTCAATGATGGGCTATTTAGCCGCGGCGTTGCTGGAGATGTCATTGTGTTTGAGACAGAGCCAGATGAGGTAAATGATGCTATCTATTATGAGTCGTCTCAGAATTTTGCTATCGTTGGTGGATATCACCAAGGGAACTTATTGAATCAAGGAGCCGTACAGCCGGCAGTAAGTGACCTTGATTTCTTTAACTGTTACACATTCGGTAATGGAGTAGAGGGATACAAAATAGACGATGGTGTAGCCGCCCGTGGCGTAGTCCTTGGAAATAGATTTAGTTCTGTAGCTAACGAAGATTACTCGGAAGCGCATCGTTTTGCTTCTATCACCTACAGTGGCGTTTATCAGGGAGAGACAAACATTAACAAGCTTAATGAGTTCAACCTTGCACTAGCAAACTACGACGACCTAGAGAAGTCTTTTGCTTCTATTCAGAAGATGTACGGAAGGCAGACGGATGTCCTTGTTTTGCAGGAGGATAAGATATCATATGTGCTTGCCGGCAAGAATCTATTGTCTGACTCATCTGGAGGTGGCGCAATAACGTCTGTACCAGAAGTTCTTGGAACACAGATTGCAAGACTTGAAGAGTATGGCATTAGCCTTAATCCAGAAAGCTTTGCTGCGTTTGGCTATGACAAGTTCTTTACAGATGCTAAGCGAGGCGCTGTCCTTAGGCTATACGGCTCTGCCTACAGCAATGAGCAGTTGATTGTAGTATCAGAAAGCGGAATGGGGTCTTGGTTCCGCGATGAGTTTAATGCGTCAATGGACTCTCAAAAGATTGGTGGCTATGACCCCTATCTTGATGAGTATGTGTTGTCTATTAAGCCAGACAGCCCTGTTGAGATGCCAGAAGTAATTGTTCCTTGCGGTACGTTTATCGATACTCATTCTGAGGACGATAGCGTTGAAGAATTCACGCTCGCGCTTGGGGAAGACACTGGTTTATTTAACATGGCATGGACTATCGGGCTCATCGGAGGAACCATTGAATTCCAAGTCATCTATAATGGCGTAACCACATCTAGCGGCCCGGTATCATCTAGCGGCTCCATGGCCGTATCTAAGCCAACCGCATTCCCGACCACTGCGACGGTCAGAATTATAACCGTTGGCACTGGGGGTCAGTATACACTTGAAATAGGTTGTCTATAATGAGCAGCAAAACATTATCATATAGCCCATCCGTAGAAGGCTTTCCTACCTTTTATTCGTACATTCCAGATTGCATAATCGGAATGAATAATAATTTATACACGTTTAACGGCGGAAACCTATTTAAGCACCACGACAATAATACGCGGGGCAGGTTCTATGGCGTAAACAATGTGCCCAACTGTTCTGTAACAAGTGTATTCAACCCATCTGCTACGGAAGTTAAATTATTCAAGACTCTCGCGCTAGAGTCTGACGACTCATGGAACGCGGCATTGCTTACCGACTTGCAGGAGGGGCTGATTGACGAGGCTTGGTTCGAGCTAAAGGAGGGGACTTACTTCTCCTTTGTAAGAGCTGATGAGTCTCCCGTCAACTTCAAGATGCGCTCAGTAAATGGCATTGGAAGAGTTTCAACAGTTACTCCGCTTGGAGGTACATTGTATGACCTTACGTTCGCCGTCTCCGTTGACAGCATCATGAGCATTGGGGACACCATCTACTTTGGCCCTACGCCTTTACAGGTTGGGGACATTACGGCAGTATCTGCCGATAGAAAGACAATCACGGTTGATGCCACAGCGGGACCTGTTCCTTCTCCAGCTGACTTTGTATTATATGCCAAGAACCAGCAGGCGGAGTCGCATGGGGTTCGTGGTTACTATTGCGAGTTTACGCTCACAAATAATAACACCCAGCCCGTTGAGTTATTCAGTGTGGCATCCAGTATTTTTAAGTCATATCCTTAAACTATCTTTGTAGAGTATGTTACCTATTCCACCGCAAGTATTAATTCAGATTGGCGCAAAAGTTCTCCCTCAGCTTATTGGGGCGGGAATGAGTTATTCTCAAGCTGCCAAGCAGAAAAAAGAAATGAAATCCGCAGAGGATGAGGCAGCTAAAGCAATTGCTGCTGCAAGAGCTAAACTGGCCGAAGCTCCTCTTGAAAGAGTTCAGGTGCCAACTGAAGCATATCAAAACGCTATGCAACAGATTACGGCTCAGAGCATGCAGGCAACTCAGGCTACTCAAGAAGCTGGAGCAAGAGAGCTAGCCTCAAGCGTTGGCCGCATTGGAGCAATGGGTCTTACGGCTACTGAGCAACAACGCGAATCCATGGCTCAAGACATCTACAAGAGAGATATGGCAGTCGCGGAAGATGAAGGCAGAAGACTTAAGGAGCTTGCGAAAATGGATGAAATACAGGCTAGAGGAGCTCAACTAGCGGAAGCGCAAGCAGCCGCACAACGAGGAGCGGCTCTGACTTCAGCCACAACCAGCCTTGGAAAAGCAATTGGAACAGGGATAGAGCTTTCTCCATTATATAAAATGGACATGAAAGCTTTGCAAGAAATGGCATTAAGGAATCAAATCCTTAATCCAAACAGAGAGGGAGGATTGATGAATCCCCTTGCGATGGCTGAAAGACAAAACATTGCTAGCTCCCTAGGGGCTCTTCAAGAGCAATATGATTTATTGAGTGGATTTGGGGCTTCAGACTTTGTTCCTTTAACGGGTAATAAATAATGGCTAAAACATACTACGGATACGTTGCTAAGGATGACAAGGCTTATGTCGACTGGGCGTCCATTGGCAAGACTATCTCTGATGACCTTATTGAGGTAACCAAGAGTCGTCAAGAGCAGAGAGATGAACTTGACAGAAAGACTGAGGAATCTATCACCAACATTAATAAGCTCACGGCAGACCAGCCACAGCTTGTTAGTGAGTTTTATATGGACGGCGCTAATGATATGCGTCAATATTTATTGATGCTTCAAAAGCAAATGAAATCAGGAGGCTTGCAGCCAAATGAATACCTCAAGAAAAAGCAGGTCTTGATGGATGGCGTAGACCAACTGTCTTTAGCCTCCAAAGACTTTGCTGCCGACTATGAAGACGCCATGAAGCGCTTACAAAATGGAGATGCGGCAGCTCAAGAAGTTTTTCAAAATGAGAAGTACGATGCTTTCCGCTCTACGCAGGGTAAGGGTATATATGTTAATCCAGTTAATGGAAGACTATATATCGGCACTAGAGATGAGCAGGGCGTTGTAGATAGCAATCCAGCAAAATTGCTAGATGTAAACAACCTATACTCAAGAAGAAAGGACCAAATCAATAAGTATGACGTAGTTGGAGAGGCCAGTAAAAAGGTGTCCCCATTGGGCGATTATATTCGTTCTGTTCGCCGAGGTGGCGTGTTCACCCTTAAGGACATCATGCAGCGCAAAGAATACCTTAAGGCCGAGAATGATATCATTCAATCAATGATGTCATCGCCAAGGAATTTGGGTAGCATATTGACTGATTATGTTGGAGGTTATACTCTTACTGAGAATGAAGCAGAAGCCAAGGCTGACCCCACTAAGATATTGCTAAAGACAGATGGCATGAACATGCTTCAGCCGCAGATTACAGATGAACAACGCAAAGCAGCGGAGGAGGCCCTTCGCGCTCAACTCCGTGTTCAGCTTGATAGGGTTGAGACTGCCATGCCTATTCAGCAGCCAGACAGAGCAGCGGCAGCATCTCGCCAGCAGCAGCAGAGAACAAACGCTCAGCATCTTGAGCACTTGCGTAAGTTATTTGCTGGGAGTGGCACAGACGCTGTAGCCGCATCTGATGCAATACGCGCCATTAACCCCAACATTAAGTCGATTCAAAAGACCAATGATGGCAGGTTGACAATTAGATTCAACGACGGAAGGGTTGAGAGCTCAACCATTCCACAGGCTGGAACTGCTGATGCTTCTGCTTTTGAGCAGTTCATTACTCAATCTGGTAGATTCTTAATCCCAGGACTGGAGACACAGCAGGCATTTATAGACTGGGGCAACAGCGAGTATTCTGGGCGTAGTCAGGGTTATAGGCAAGGCCCTGTTGACTCCATGGGAGCAAGAGACCCCAAGTCTTCCGCGATGACCGCCATTGCTGATGCAAATATGACTACGGCCACATTTGCTCTGGAGCAACAAGAGGCACTTCCAATGGTTGAGAACATGGTACAAAATCTTGGAGACGCGTTTAAGCTTTATGAAGTAGAAACAACCGGAATGCTCGCTGGAGATGAGATTACAATAACAAGCGATGATGGAAAATCAAGCATACAGCTTGAGTTTGATTATCAAAAAGAATCACAGCAACAGGGCGAGATGCAACGATTGATGACGTGGCTCGAGAAAGAGATTCAGAAAAAGCAAGCGGCTAGCGGAACACAACAGGCCACAGGCTCCTCAGGCACTTCGGGGGGGACGTCAAGATAAAAGACTGATACATAATCCGTATCTTCGCAAGAAGAAACTAAAGACAGGTAATGAACGAGGAACTTATTCAAATACTTAAGGACTATGTAGCAACTGCAAACAATCCTAAGTATGAGGGCGATTGGAATGTTATTGATTCTAAGTTTCCAGAGCTTTCAAGCTACGATAAGCAACTGCTGAAAGACTATGTAGCCACCGCAAACAATCCCAGCTATGGCGGAGATTGGTCGGTTGTCAATTCTAAGTTCCCAGAGCTTTTTGAAGAAGTAAAAAAAAAAGAAACTTCAGAGGTTTCTTCTCAAGAAGAGCCATTGGCTTCTCCTATGGAGGCGCCTACTTTGGCTTCTTTACCCGGGCGTGACGCCACGCTGCCTCCGTCTCCAACACTAGCGCCACAATTAGCGCAGACCCTTGAGCGCATAGCGCCAATGGATAAGGTAGAGGCCGAGGTGGCCATGACTACCGGAGCAGCCTTTGAGCAGCCGGCACCCACGCAAGAGCAGTTCCCAGTACCATATGAGGCAAGACCAACCGAGGTAACAACCGAAGACGGTTTAACACTAGACCTAGAAACAGCAGGCATATCAGGTGAGACGGGCATTGCCCCAGAAACCATGGACGTCATGCAAGAGCGCATTGCAACCGGAGCCGTTGCTATGCCTGAAGCTCAGCCAATTCCAGAGGGAGAAGTTGAGAAAGGCGCGACATCGGAGCTCTTAGAGCCAATGGAAATAACTGCTGGCGAGTGGATTGGAGATAAATGGAATGGAGCGCTGGAGGGCATTCAGAATTGGATTGACAATATAAGAACCGAGAATAATCTCAATGGTCAGGTTATAGCTCAGTTCATCGAAGAAAATAAAGAAAAGCACCCAGAGCTTTACACGATGTATCTTGAGTCTGTTGACGAAGGCTCGCCTAAATCTGTCGCGGCAAACGTGGCATATATGAAATACTTTGTGGAAGTAGATAAGGGGATTGAA